CCTACCCTGAGTCATTGGCATATCATTGGTAACTAACTCGAATTCATAACGATGTACCCCTGTGTTGCGTTTAGAGCGTTTTAAACCCACACTATCGGACACATACATTAATCTGTTTTCGGTTATTGAACATTCAGCCCAAGGGAAGCCTGCATTGTTGGATATATTAAGCAAAACGTTTACCTCTATTTTTACTACCTCTCGTAACCGAATCATACACCATTGTGTCTAATACTTTATTAGGTTTTTTAAGGGATCTTGCTACGGCTCTGGCTATTGCTTCTGGTGATACATTACCACTTGATGTAATGTTAAACGTATTGTTACCACCACCGCCACTCATAATTTTAGCAGTATCTTCACGACCAGTAACCCTAGTTCCACCAGACTTACCTTTTACAAGCATTCCATCAACCAATTCGTCACCGTACTCAGATACAATACCCATTTGATTCTGAGGTATCACACCACCTTTATCAAACGCACCAGCGAATCCTACAGCGGCTGCTGTCTGTGCAGTACCAAAAGCGGTAAACGCTGCCGCAGCAGCAGGGGCCAACACTGGGCCAACAATAGGTATAGCGGCAGTAGACGCAGCCGCATTTAGCGCACCAAGTGCAGTTTCAGCCGCACCCCTACCACCCACATTCAACACATAGACAGCTTTGATAGCCGCCATTTCAACTGTTTTTGCAGCTAACGTGGCTTCAACCTTAGTGGCTTCAGCCGCCACATGCGCACCTACTTCTTTTGTTTTTAAACCAGTATCCAATGTGGAGAATAATAAACGTTGTATACCCATTTGCACTAAGGCAGATATACCTGCTGCGGCAACTGACTTAAATGTATTTTTAAATGCATCGCCCAAATTATCGGCATTTACTATCGCATTACCTATACCGCTTGACAGGTTCTCTATCGTGCCTTCCAGCATATCAGCAGATATTTTTTCAAAGTCCATTGACGCAGTTTTAATGCCTTCAAGATATTGTTCCCACGCAGTACCAGATATTGCAAGTCTGTCACTTTCGTAATTTCTTTCTAATGCTTCAAGTTCAGTTTTGTGGCCTTTCAACAATTCCTTTTCTTCTTCATATTGTGAGCGCAACTGATCTAACTTACCTTGGTCAGTAAGACTTGCACGTAAACTTAATAATTTCTTTTCTTCTTCCAGTTGTTCATTTAAAGCAAAGTCTGTTATTTCCTTCTTATCAGCCAAGTACTCTTTTTGCAAAGCGAGTAATGCTGTGGTGTTACCTTCAAGTAACTTTTGTTCTTCAGCATACTGGGCATCAAGCTGTGACGTGTCTCCAATATTAAGACTGGCAAGCAAGCTATTAAGCTGTCTTTGTGCTGCCGCTCGTTCATTTAAACCTTTAGTAACCAGTGCTTCTTTTTTAGCAGTGTCAGCTAATGCTTTAGTTTTCTGAGATAATATCTCTGCTGCCAACTGATCAGCTTCAATTGATTCTGCTGCGGCAATTAATTTGTCGTAATCAGCCTCAGTAGAATCTATAACGGATTTCTTGAGACCGTCAGTAGCAAATTTTGCTAACACTTTACTTTTGGTGCCCTTCAATATCTCGGATGTTGACAATCCCGATTCTTCAGCCGACTTTTTAACACTAGCAATAAGGCTTTCATTAGCTTTCGTGTTGGCCAATACCTCGGAAGCTTGCTTTTTTAAAGCCGCGAGTCTCTTATCGTTTTCTATTTTTAATTCTTTTGCCATTTCAACATTTTTAGCATCAGCAATTAATTTATTATATGATGCTTTGGTTGATGCTATCTGCTGTGCTATGTCAAGAGCGTTTCCTTTACTTCTACTTAAAATAGCAAGTTTTTCTACTTTTTCAGCTTCCAATACTTGCACAGTAGTCATGTTTAATGCGGCTGCGCGGTCTTTGGCATCCTTAGTTATTTGTTTATTTTCATCATTATGTTTTTTTAAAGTATCAGTACTAATGCCCACGGCAGAATTGTAAGTTCTAATATTCTGTTCGGATTTACCCATTTCGGATGCTAAATTCTGCATTTCTGCTATACGTTTATTTTGCGCAAGACGACTTTTTACTTGAGACTTTTCATAATCTTTTTCAGATAAAGTAGTCACTATTGTTTGGTTGTTTACACCAGCAGAGCCTTTTTTCAGTTTATCTTGTTCTGCTTCGTATTCTTTAAATGAACGAATTAACTTGGCTTTTTGTGCAACTTCTTCGGCCACCACTTTGAACCTTTTCTGGGCAAGTTTGATATTATCTTCTTCGGCAGATGCAAGCACAGACGCTTGCTCTTTAGTCAGACCTGTAGCACTTGCCAACTCTTTTAAGCTTTCAGTCAATGCCTTAATTTTTTTATCACCGTCGAATAATGCAGGTAATAATAGGCTACCCATCATACCCGCAAACGCTATTCCAGCACCTACGATTGCACCAGTTGGTCCGAACCCAGCAGCAAGTTGTGACCCCTGCTGTGAGAAGATTGTCATGGCGTTAGTACCCATCTGCATTTGTACCGCGACATCTTGCATTTGGTAACCAAAGTTCTGCATTTGACCACGCATTCCACGGAATGACTTTTGTACAGTTGCCCCTGCCGCTCGCTGCAATTGGTAGGCTTTAACTAACTGTAATGTACGTTTCTTTTGAGTTAATGTAGCAGTTGAACCAAGACGATATAAAGCGTTTAACTGTTCCTGCTGGTTAGCTGTTCTACCCACTCTTGATGATAGTAGTTTAAATTCTCTTGATAAATCGTTGTAATTTTTCTCGGCCTTTTGAGATTCACTACTAGCTTGTTTCAATACTTGCTGGTTCTGAGACATTGCGTCACGTTGTAACTGATATGCTTTTACTAATTCAACGGTCGCTTTTTTCTGAGATAACGTTGCTGTCGGTCCCAATTTATATATGGCGTTTAACTGTTCCTGCTGGTTAGCTGTTCTACCCACCTTAGATGATAATAATTTATATTCATTACCCAATGAGTTAAAAGCCATTTCTGTCTTTTTCGCGTCTTTGAAGCCTTGACGCATTGACGCAGCTAATGATTTGGTTGTGTTTAAAGTCGTACTTACGTCAGCCTTGAATTTTGTACCTAAAGATTTACCTAATTTGTCAAATGATGCGGCAGCTTTTTTACTATCCTGCTCCATTGAAGTCATAGTGACGCTCATTTTTTTAGCGCCAGTAGTCGCACCTTGCGTATTAAAATCGACTGTATAAGTTATCGTTCTCATTTGTGACATTAGCTTAATACTCTTTTCAGATTGGTGATAGATTCTTCGACGGACACGTCTTCTTCGACGTACTTTACTGTATGCTTATCGTTATTATCGTCAATCGAAAAAAAAGCCGACCAATATTCAAGTTCAGAGTCAGGCCAACTCATTACCTCAAACACAGGACGGCTTAGATGATTACAAATACGTTTTATCAATAGTAGCGATGGGCTACTCAGTATCTCTTTTTTTTTGCCTTCAACCCGCTAGTTAATGGATTAATTTCTAAATAAGCATCCACTAATAACGAGCTTTCTTCATAAGACATTTCATTATAGATACGTTCTGCACCATCATCATCAGGGAATAGCAATTCGCCTTCTGTATTTTTGAGTACCGATGCAAGGGCACAGCAGTTAAGCATTTGCCCTTGTTCATGATCAGGTAATTTATTATCAACTACCTTACTGATTAAGCTAAACCGCCTAGCTGTTTGACCTACAGTAGCTTTATCAATCAGGTAAGATTCAACAACCTTACCTTTCTCATCTTGAATATCTACTTTGATTTGTTTTTCCATATTATGCGCTCGCTGGATCAGTCCATGTTACATCAGTGTTTTGTTTGGCATTGACGGTAAACATCAACCATTCTTCACCAGTTGGTTCATCCATCTCAAAACCTAATGTTTTAATGTTGAATACCGCAACAGTACCAGTACCCGTAGCATCAGGTTTATCTGGAAACTCAATCTTGATAAGCATACTTTGATTTAATTTGGCAGCGTCACGGAAAGCTTTCTGATCAGTATCTGAACCAATATATTGACCTTTAATACTCTTATCAGGGGCATCTTGTAACCCAGCACCGTATGTTTTATTGGTGTTAGATAGCGTGGTAGTTTCTTTTGCTTCTGACATTAAACCAACACCACCGATATTCGTGATTTTAGGAATAACAGTGTAAGCAGGTGTATCTAAATTTAAACTAAAACTAACAATCGTTCCAGCAGCTAACTTTGCTTCATTTGACATAATTTAACCCTCGTAGGTTTGTAGATCTATTGTTGAACGGTAAAAGCCTTGGTCAATATCTGACTGGGGATCACTATTCCTGTAAATGACAAATATCCGCTGGAATTCATCAGTAGCTGTATTATCAATCGTTTCTATCTCATTTACAAGTGTTGCCATGTCTGTTGAATTCTCACAAATTAACGATAACCTCCATGTGCAATACTTATTCGTCTTACTACCGTCAAGAATCCGACTAAAAGCATGTGTTATGTCAACAAAGCTGATGGCGGGAAGGGTTACCCCTTCTGGCACAAAGTCACGATATACATCACATGAAGCAATAGCACTAAGTAGAGAATAAAACTTTTCATCATTCATAATTTACTAATCTCTTTGTCCATGTGGGCGACTAATATGGGTGTTATTTTCTGACTGTTAGCATCCCAAGCTGAACTTAAAAACGGTATAGGTGCAGAACCCTTATGCATCATACCACCCTGTTTACCTTTAGCTGGTCGGCCTCTTGGGCTTTTTTCAGTTGGTAACTGTTCCAATTTCACACCAGACGCTAGTGAATGGGGTCTAATTCCATGTTCGTACATATATGCCAATACAGGCGCAGGCAAACGTCTTTTTGTACTGGCGGTTTTACGCGACATATCGTAAATACCGACCGAACCGTACACATGGTCGTCACTACCTATGGTGGCCGTATGTGATATGGATTCAACCATTACACCTGTCATATAACCTTTATTAAACATCATTGTAGTGTTAGATCTCATCGCAGAAGCAATGGGTAACAATGAGTTGTCAACACCTTTTTGAATACTTGTAGGTAAATCTTGAGCAAGGTTCTCCCAGTCACGTATTATGTCTTGGAAACCAGTAGCAGTTAGTTTAGCTTTAACAGACATTTATACTTCCCTTTGGGCTGTAATAATCATCTGTAGGTTATCATCAGAAGGTCTAATACTTTCAACCGAATATAATTCACCTTTCCAGTCTAAGAAATGTTTGTGCAATAGTCGGGAATCATGTCGGGCAATGATTGATACATACTCTTTACTGAGGTTTACACCAGCCTTAATCAACTCAGAGCCACTCAATACTTGCACGTTACCTCTGATATCAAATATACGTGTAGAAACCTTGGTTAAGCGCCCTGTGGAGTCTTTGACGTTATCCATCGACTTAACAGTCAGTTTGTGTTTCAACCTACCAGCACTGATCATACAATTTCAAGCTTAGTAGTCTTTAATAAGTTTAAAGCACTCATAGGTAACTCACTCATCTTGTCACCCGAAGCACTTTCACGATTGGCATATAAATCTGCGACCATAATCTTACAAGCTTGTTTAACCATGTAAGGTACATCATCTGAAGGGTACCCAGCATTAAATACAACAGTCACATTGGCATAAGGGTCAACACTTGTATCTGCGAGTGTTAATACTTCTGAATATTCATTAAATTCGTATGTAACTAATTCAGAACCAGCCATAACCGAAATAATCGAATTGACGGGTGAGTAAGGTAAGTAGATAGACGCTTCATTCGCTACAAATTGACCGGTTACTAAACACTTACTAAATAAACGATTAGTCGCACGTTCGCACATGTCAGACGCAGCCTGTATTAGTGTGATTATGTAATTATCGTCATCATTGAAGTCTACAATGTTTAACTGATTTTTAGCCTCATCCAAGGTTAATATTTTTAACGGTTCAAGGCGTGTGAATTTGGTAAACATTGTAATCCTCTTATAAAAAAGGCCAGTGGTGTGAACCACCAGCCTTATTACATTTGCAGGGGCTAATTATGCACCAGCAGCAGTAGTTGCAGCACCTATGATAATAGCATCATTTTTACCTACAATTTCAAAGTATTCTTTATTTACTTTGACGATGGTAGAACCATCACTTGTGTAGGGGTCCAAAAGGATATAATCAATATCACCAGCACTAATATAAAACGCAGAATCCAACTTACCAAACATAAGGAAAGGTGCATTAGCTGCGCTAAAGTTAGGCATATAATCGTCTAAAACTACAGGGTAACCGTTGATAGACATTGGTTGACCCATATAACCAGCAGTAAATACAGGATTGTCGTTAGCATCACGTAATTTTTTGAACTTACCCAATGTAACTCTATTCATGTACCATTTAGCACCAGCTAGATAAGCTGTTGGTAATGCTGTTTCAAAGTCAATCAACCAATCAACAATTGCTTTATCTGTAGCAGGAAGTCCACCAGAAACACCAGTACCGATAGCAGGGTAGAAGTCTGGGTTACGTGCGCCAGTACCAACTGTAGGTTTAAATGACTCACCTGTAGTATTGGTAAGATCTAATCGGTTACTAGACAAGATACCACGCATGTTTTTGCTGTTACCATTACCGAATAAGATTTGGTTAACAACATAACGGCCAACTTCATCATCCAACAAGCGTAACAATTGACCGTAAAGGTCTAAGTCGCTACCACTCATGGCTTCGTCAGTTATACGAGGTTTAGCATTGATTTTAGCTATTTGGTTAACTACTTCTGCGTAACTTTGTACTTCAGTTTCAGAAATGGCAGTACCAGCAACGTTTTCAATACCTTGTTGTACAGAAGGGTAAGATATCAACACTTCTTCACGTAGGCTACGAGGCATGTTGCGCATACCAACAGCACCCATAATCGGGTAAGCTTCACGCGCACGTTCAGTTACTTCACGAGATAGAACTTGGTCAATAGACTCCAAACCAACACCAGTTCCAGTAAGGTTCAAAGCAGCCTTAACATGGTCAACAACAAACGACTTAAAACGCCCAGTGTCTTTACCTGACTCATCTTTAGCACGAATAAACGAACCAATAGCCGTTTTAACAGCAGTTTTAAGTTGCAAGTCTTGTGCTTTAGTATCCAAAACCAACTGTGGCTTGTTACCTTTAACTTCAAGATCAGCAATTTCGTTCTTTAACTCTGAAATGTCAGCAGCAAATTTAGCTTTTTGAGCTTCACCTAGTTGCTTTTCAGATTTAAGTTCAGTGGCAATTGTGGCAATTTCTAATTCAATAGAAACATTTTTGACACTCAATTTTTCGTAATTTTCTTGTGCTTTCGCAAGCAATTGTTCGAGATCCATAATAGGACTCCTGTAAAAAGTTAATAAAAATAAGTAATGTTAGTCACTGTATCTCACAGTCTTTTCACAGTATCCCACTGTTAGTTGAACATAGAGTATTTTTTAAGTGAAATTAAGTCAAGTGATGATTTTGCACTTGGCTTATATACCGAGCATATCTTCATTGCTTGCTTTCGAGATAAACCACCTTCACGCAACAAGCGTTCTATTTCTCTGACTGTAGGGAATTCACCTTCGTCAAAGTGTGATTTTATACTCTGTAAAGTAGATTCATCATTACAAGCAAAGTTGACAAAAGATATTTCTTTAACATCTATTTCGTGTAATTCATTTACTTGTTTTTCTCGGTTCATCTTTTCTTCAATAACGTTATAGCCGATAGAAAACTTATTGATAGCATCGTCTTTAGCCAAAACATACAAATCAGACCCTGCTGCGGTCTTAGACAATTTACCTTCAAAGAATAAACCTTTACTATCTTCTTCTATTCTGTGTATTTTACCTACAGGCATAGAATAGGCATCATGTGACCACAACAAAGAAGGTGTGGTACCGTTAGCCTTATGGTTGTTAATACTCTTGGTATAACAACCATCCATAGCCACATCCAATGCTTTATCTACTACATTTTTTACATTACCGTAAGCAGTGAATGACATATCATCCCCTTGACTTTTAAACTGGCAATCCATAAATAATTTATTCATCAGTTTCTACCTCTGTGTTTGCGGGTTTTTCATTTGCGGTATTTTCCCGCTCCAAAGCTGCTGCTTGTAATTTGGGTATGTCGGTTAATAAACCGAAGGTTAGATTGTTTGTATCAATTGCAAACACATCACCACCGTCAACGTTGTCACGTCCTAAATCTTCACGACCCTCATTCAAACTTATTAAACCAGTTTTGATTTCAGCGGCAATGGACTCAGCCTGAGATTTACGATCACCCCTTGTATATTGTCGTACATCTATCTCCACAATAAGACTTGTGGGTAGTATATTATTTAATGCGTTTTCAAACTTAGTTATCAACGGGACTAAAGAGTCACGCAAATAAGATTTATTATTTTCTTCAAGACTATTATATTTTTGAGCTTCAACCACACCCACACGCGAAGGTGGCACTCTAAACACACCACAGATTTGTATTCGACTGAATACCCGTTGTTTAATTAATTCGCTATCAGCAGGGGATAACCCCATAGCTTGATACTTTAATCCGTTTTCCAACACAGCAGTCTTACCAGAATTACCAGCACCGCCATGTGTCTTGCCCCATTCATCTTTTAATCGCTGTATAGCTGCACCATCTTTAAATATGGCATCTGTGGTAAGCACACCAGATGGTCTTGCACCTTTCTCCATTAAACTCGCTATGTGTTTCTCTTGGCTTACAGCTACGCCTATTGTCATTGCCGCAGCAGATATGGGCGATAAACCTTCGTACCCATTTAAGCTGTTTAATTTGATGTGAATAAGACTGTTACCAGCAAACTCAATTTTAGGTTTACCGTCATTAGTAGAATACGTGTAATATACTTTCCCGTTGGTATCCATTGCTGGACGGATATTAGTTTGAAACCTAAACGGTATTAATTGAGCAATATTACCAAATTTATTTAGTACAGGTAGCATGTAAAAATTACCATGCAATTCCATATTTGTTACGTACATTTCCAGCAAGTCTTGAGTGGTCATGTAATCATTAGGTTTCATTGAGAAAATACGATGTTCTCTTGACCCACGTTCTAATTTTTTACCACTACGTTTAACCAATAATGGTAACTGACCCAAGGATTCAGCTTTGTCACGAATGCACGTATAAACAATATCTGTGTCAATAGCTGTAACGGGTGTGACATTTACACCAGCATGTGTATTATTACTCCCAAACATAGGTATACCAAACTCATTCTCATATTTACTAAGTAAACCTTTAGTCTCCACCAATTCAGACTTTACGGATTTAGATGTAAACCAATTTGAAGGATTAATGTTTATACGCATAAAAGTTCTCTGGTTTCATAAGGGTTCACATCCGCTGGTTCTTGCAACGTGGCGCAAGAAACAGCAATAATTGTAGCGACTAATGGATCAATTTTGTCCGTCTTATCGTTTTCACGGACTACTTTAACATTATTTTGTTCAGTAAATTTGGCTATAGCACATGTGCAAGCAAATTCAAATAGTAAATCATTGTATCTGAATGTGGCCTCTTTAATCAATCCCTCTAATTTTTTAGCGGGTTCTGACATATTACCTGTGCCTTGTGAAACAGATACCATAGGAAAGTTATTACTTTCAATTAAATCTTCTGATATCTCTTTCATGTGCCAAGGGTCATAACCTAGCATTTCAACGTCAAAATACTTAAACGCCCATTTTATAATATCTTTAACTTGTTCATCACGTATTGTACTAGTATCCACCAATATTAACACACCTGTATCAACAGCCTTGCGATATATTTGTTTTAGGTGGTCTGTGGCTTCTTCCATTGTTTTTTTGGGTAGAAGATGCACGTAGAAGCAATCAGCCCCATACATCTCATTTGGGAACAATAAACATAACGAAGTAAGATCGTGAACTCTGGATCTATCAATTCCACCAAAACATTTTTGCCCACCGTAATCACCTACAACCTGATCAAACTTGCACTCAGCAACTTCATCCATGTTGAGCCATTTGTCGTAACCAGATACAAACAAATTTAAGTGTTTGGTCAGAAAGTTTATTTTTTCCTCGCTGGATAATTTAGCTTCGATACACCTATCTCGCATATAATCTAAACGAGGTTGGTACCCTATAGCAGGGTTAGCTTTTATCCATACGTCTTCGTCATCCCATTTATCACCTTTGTCCACCTCGTAGATGGCGTAGAAGTATGCATCTTGTTCAATCACTCCCGACAACACAGATTTACCTGCTTTGTTTAAGTCAGTACATATTCCATCAAGCACAGTTCCGGCAGTAGTGATAGTGAACATTAGTCCTTCTGGTTGCGCACCAAAAGCAGATACCATTACCCCATATAGATTTCGATCTTTGATTGCATGGCATTCATCCAGATTTGCTACAAGCGGGTTTTTCCCATCCAACGTGTTACTGTCCGATGCCAATGGCATAAAATGACCCTCTTTGCTAGGCATCAGTATGTCATGCGTTCTCGCCTCAAATATTGTTTGCAGTCGAGGGGATAACTTGATCATAGTATGAGCAGCGGACCATAGCTCTTTGGCTTGGTCTTTCTTAGTGGCTACCGAATATGCTCTTGGTTTAAAATAACCGGACTTGTACATGTAATACAATGTCAGTCCACCAGCTAATGTAGACTTGCCATTTTTCCGGCCAACTTGAATGTACGCATACTTGTATTTACGCAACCCCGTAGCTGTAACTTTCCATGCAACCAGACAACAGACTATAAATATCTGCCAAGACAGTAACGCAGTAGGTTTCCCCACCTCCTTACCATCAGTGATTGGGATGAATTTAAACCACAACACAACTGACTTAGCTGCTTCCACATCAAAGTAGACATCTGTCCTATTTAAGTCAGCTAAGTGACGTTCACACGCCTTGCGTATCCACTGGCCAGCTTTAATGTGACCATTGACTACATCATGAGCATACTTATGACACCACCTGTAATCCTGATCACCTTGTACTAGATGATCAAAGGCGTACTTACTGTCTGCTTTTATTGGCATAAATATTTACACATCATCAAAACCATCATCCGAGTTATTACCCGCTGATAATACCTTACCTCGGCTGGTGGGTGTCATTTTAAATTCTTTTAAGTAGAACCGTACAGCAGCTTGAGCGTCTTTCAACACGTCCAATGCAGGATTACGTTTTAAAACCATCTTACGGTCACCTTGGTATTCCATGTTCATACCATTATTAGCAATCGAATAGTTGCAATCATCTACCAATGCCATGTTAAACGCCAACATACCTAGCCCGTAAGTATCAACGGATTGTATAACCGTTCCGTTGTCCTTTATCTGGTCGTACATTGATTGATAATAAAATATCTGTAATTCTGTTATTATAAAATTCGGGTATGCATCCCGTATACCAAATTTTGTTCGGTCAACTATAGTTCTCGCATATCTTTCTTCGGTTACATCGAATTCGTCAGTATATTGTTCTGTTGCCTTAGATAGTGTTGGCAATGCAGGTGAACCCATTATCATTCCTCGTCATTTCATGTGTGTTTTTACCATTTTAACCTCATAAAACGATTTTACAATACGCCATTTTGTCATATTGTGTGTATACCTAAACAGCCAATTCACGTACAAAAGAG